TAGGAAAAAATAACATTAAGGAAAAAACAATCATGGAAGCCATCGCCACCCATGCCATTTGTTTTTGTGTGTCAGCCTTTTCTTCACGAAGTTCAAGCTCAATCATTTCCTGTTGACGAGCCATTTCTTCATCGGTCACAGTGCCATCGTGATCAATATCAAAGCGTGAATAAATAGAATCTTCTTGTAGTTTTTTAGCCATTGTGTAACCTCTTTACGAGATTACTATGCCACCTGACGTTGTAATCTCTGCTTATCCCAACCCTTCTCTAAGAGTTTGAGAAACGTATCAAAGGTTACTTCTGCTACCTCATCAGTCAACCCAATGGTTGAATTGATAAAATTAAGTGGAATGACAACCCTTATGGGCTGATGATTGTACTTGTACACAAGCACTGGAACTTTATTTTGAGATGCTTTTTTTGTCTGCACCCACCATTCCTTTTTATATCCTACTCCAGAATTATATCGTTTACATTCTATACTGAAGTAAGGTAAATCAATATCTGCTAATGATTTTACCTGATATTGATCTAAATTTCTTTTTGCGGTGCAATAAATATTTTTCTTTTCAAAAAATTCATTTAGCTTCTTTGCTATTTGCCTTTCAAAAGTTGCACCTTTAGTTCTTACGTTTATCATGTCTTAGGGTATTTATCTTTTATCGCTTTTATTTTTGTTTTCCAACCATCAATGCCATTATGATAAATATCATCAAGTTGATCTACCAGTGTTGGGTATTCTCGCTGACGATGAGTAACATAATTATTTATTAATACCGTTGTTTGATTATATTTTTTACCACAAACCTTTATATCATAAGCTGTTTGTTTTGATGTATCTAAACTTACGCTTCCTGATGTGTAAACTTTTTCATTTACTTCAACATAGCAATCACTCGGTACATCAAAGGAAATACTATCTCCAATTTCAAAAAAACCTTTACCACCATCTGAAATATTTAGATCCACATTTTCTTTATTTTTAATAGTCTTATCAGATAAATCAACATACAATTTTTTTACCGCAGAAATATCAACATTTTGTAAATCAACTGGAACTTCTAAAAAATATTTTGCTTTGCTATTTTCTAATTCTTTGTTGACATCCAGTGTTTCAGATATTTGTATAATCTCACCAAAATCATCATAAAAAAAGTAACTTCTTATATTTGTCATTTTGTAAACACCGTTACAGCTAATTTAATACTATCCACCCTTTCAATACCTGCACCTACTTGTGCTGTATAAGTATATGAACCTGCACTTACATTTGTGTCAACGTGAAGAATATTTACATATGGGGTGCTTGATACTTTTGCAAGTGTGTTAAGTCCACTGCCTGTATTTTCATGTATAAATGTCATAGTTTCATTGAAAACCGTTGTTGAACCTCTGAGCAATTTGATAGCAACAGGTTCTCTACGAACTTCCACTTGGTTTTGCATCAAAGGTATAAAAAACAAATTTATCATGATATTACCTGATGAAAGTCCAGTAAAGTTTACTGTTGCTGTTATTATGCTTGTTGTACCTGATATAGTTACACTTGAAACCGAATTAGTTCCAAACAAACTTATATTATCATCAATAATACTTTGGTTGCCTACAAACTCACTGTGATCTAAACTCAAGTCACTTGCAGGATCTTCTGGATCTGTGTAATCAGCAGTAAGAAATGGTGTAATGGTATTATCAATTTCTCTTGCTGTTATTCTAACTGCTAAAGTTGGATTATCTCTGTCACCAATTGGTGAAAGCTCAACACTCATCACTTGAAATGTTTTTTGATCAAATCCAAATCTTTCATTTGTTACGTAGATCCAATCTTGGGGTTGTACCTTTAAAAAATTCAAACCTACTAATATAGAAATTGTTTGTTTCTTTCTGCTAAGTTTTAATGCAATTCTTCCCAACCTTTGTGATGCTGTATGAGTAGTTGTAAAAGGTGTTTGTAGCTCAAGCATTTTTCTAAAATTTGCTTCACTGCCTCCACTTGGAGTATCTGATGTTAAAAATGTAGAATCCGTAAAGACTGGTGTATCTTGTGTTTTGAATGCTTGGGTGGAATCTGGAAATACTGTTTTTACTTGATTGTAAGTTGCACCAGTTTCGGGTGCTGTTACAAGGGTGATTGGTTCCAAAATATCATCATCGGTAACTGTTAAAGATGGAGTTTGATTAGCTTGTGGAAATAAATTAAATTGACCGTTAGTATATGTTAATTTTCCTGCACATGAACTAAGTAAACCTTCAATTACACCTTCCCCTGATGCCGAAAAATTTGTAAAACCATTACAAGTGTAAGCATCTTCCACTGAGCCACCACTAATTGGATTGGCATCTACATCACAAGTATTTGCTGCCGCCGCAAAACCACCCCCTGCTGTAGTATCATTTATCTCTGTTGATAGTGCTTTTAAGCCATAAACAGTATCAGTCAAATAATCTCTAATACATAATGCAGGATTACTTGAAAATGATGTTGAGCTATCTCTTGGATCAAATACTTTTTTTCCTTGAACATCAAAACTAATGTTTGGTATTGCATTTAATTTTTCATTGTCAAAAATCAACTCAAAATAAACATAAGCAACATTAATAAATTTATGAGTTGTCGGAACAAAGCTACTACCTAAAGTAGATGCGGCAAGAGTACACCTAGCCGTTTGTGAACCATCAAAGGCTACAAACCTAACCAAACGACCTGATCCCATGTTATTGTCATTATTCGTATTTATAAAAGCTGAGTTGGTAGCATTGATCGTTGTATCATTAGCAATAGTTTCACTATGCGTGATTATTGTATCATTAAATCTTACTCTTACAATTTTATTTACTATGTGACCTGCTACCGCAACAAACATACAAAGTTTAGTATTATTTGTTCCAACAGTTTGCATTTGTGTAATTGTTCCACCAACACGACATTCACCATAGATTAATAGTCTGGGATTTGATGCTCCTCTTGCACTTACTTTTGTTCCAAAATTATCACGAGTTGCTTCTATGCCTTTTGAAGTAAGCATACCCACACCTGCCATAGCAAGGGTTCCTAGACCTGCCATTGCCGCCGCTGATAATGTTGCTGTAACTGCCGTTGCTGTTGCTGTTCCTCCTGCTAGTATTCCTGCGGCAGGACCAAAACCTAATGCACCTCCTGTCGCAACAACAGCACCAACAACAACTGCGCTAATTACGGCAGTTTTTATTACTCTACCCATTTGTATCTCGCTCTATTCGCCATGCTTTAACTATTTTATCATGTGGCTCTGTTGTAATACCTTTTTCATCAACACCTAGTATATTTATACCATCAGAGAATCCTACCAGATAAGATTCTTCTAAACCTTTATAAACACATAAATCACCGCAACGAATAAAATTCTTATTGATTTCTTGAATATTTTTTTCTTGACACGACTTGGAAAATGCGCCTAGTAAATCACCACCATATCTTTTGATTTCAACAAAAGCTGATTTTTTATCTGTCCAGTGCAACTCTTTTGGTATTAATGACTCACCTGTCATTATTTGTATCAAAGCATCTGTGAATTTACAGCAATCCCATGTTCCCCATTCAAAAGGTTTATTTTTATTTTCATCTATGAAATTCCAAAAACCTTTGTGCCAATCATTTTGTTTGTACATATCAAAACCACTTGTTGCCACCAGAGGCAGTATTATTTGTAAGACCTGCTGAGCCACCTTGCCCATCTTTACCCCAAACAATTTCTAAATCTTCCATTTGTGCAACATATCTAAAACAGGTGTCGGTAACAGTGGAAACAAATTGTTGTGAAGAATTTGTGTATCTTAAATTTGATGGTCTTTGTAAATCCATCAATCTATTTTCTGCTGTAACCTGAATGGTAACACCATTATTTGGATCATCAGAAATAGTCATAGTTTGCAAACGACCAGAAAAAGAAGTCATCGTTCCAACAACCTCATTTGAACCACCTGCTAAAAAAACCAAATAAATAATTATTGGTCTATTTACATAGTTTTCAGTAATAGCTAAATTTAAAACGGTAGTATCCATTCCTGATAAACTAAGAGTAACACCAGTGCTTTTTAAATCTGTTTCATCAGAAATATCACCGATAGATAAAAGATTTCCTGCACCAGTAAAATCATTTCCTCCAATAGAAATATCACCTATGCCAGTCCACAACCTAACATTTCCAGAATCAAAATCTAAATCTACTGCCGTTCCAATAAAAACATGATCATCATCAAGTCTATTTAAAACAGCTGTATCAATGCCTGATCTTGTTGCCATTAGATAACCTCTGCTACTGAAAAAGAGATGTTATACAAACTATTTCTTCCTGCTGACCATTCAACTGGATTGTCAATCAATCGGAACATTCCTAGTGCCGTACTAAAATTTACTAGAGTATCAGCGGCAATATCTGACCTTAACTTAGGCTCAATTCTTACTGCATAAGTATTTTGTCCTCCACCTACTGCAACTTCATCTGATACCTGAGTTACTAATACATACTGCTTATGACTAGAAATGCTAGGTGAGCCAATTGAAAGATAATCACCTACTGCAATTGTTCCTGTTGACGTATTTGTTGCCGCTTTTAAGGATAAACCAGTTGAACCTTTTACATTTTGTTGCACTTTGCAACTAGCCGTACTACTTTCATCAACAAGCGTATCTTCTACTGTAAGCACTGTAGCACTTGTTGTAGCAGTTACCCTTTTTGTGCCATTATTTTCTTCATTGGTAGCACCTGTTACAAATATAAAATCACCTACCATAGCGTTACCAAAAATACTTTCATTAGATGTAATGGTTTTATTTGATGCTGAGAAAGTAAGAGTTGTTGATGTATCTGCAACTCTATTGACTGTTTGAAAATAACCTCCATCATAAGTTCCAGTTGGAGTTTTAGCATCTGGATCGCTCATAAAAAAAGCATTTGTAGTTCCATTCAAACGTGCAAGAAATGATTGCCAATTCACTGCTGTTGATCTTAGTTGGGGCGGTAAAGTTAAATCTGCTGACCAACCAACAAAATCATATTCTTGCGTTTTTTGTTGACCAGTAAATGGTGATACTGTTTGTCCAACCGCACGATTCAAAGTAAATCTACTACTTGAAAAAAATGGTGTTGTTGGCATTGTAATTATCTTTCTAGCCATTGATTCCTTGTAATCCTTTTCTAAATTGACCACCACGTTGAGCAGATTCTAACACAGCACCCTTTGTTACATCTGCAATTTGTGGCAACATTCTTGATACTTCTGCCCTTACTGTTGGTACAATACCTGTTGAAAAATTTATTGATTGGTTTACAACTACTCCACCACCACCCATCATTGATGAGGTATCAGCATGAGAGCGTATAACACCACTAGAATCAGGAACAAAAAGTTCTGGACCACGTTCTCCAACTAATTGTGGCATACCCATTCCAACACGACCACCACCTGCTCTTGCAAAAACAGCAGACGGAAATGCTGATTGAAAAGAAGAAGAACTCATAGCAAAAGGATTATTAAATCCTCCGCCACCAAATAACCCACTCATTATTGGCTCAATAACTTTTAATCTGATAAATGTTGAAATTATTTGTGCCACCATATCTTTAGCAAAATTTTGAAACCCACTTAGTGCATTTTGACCATCAAGCAAACCTCTCACAAAATTATTTGAAAAAGCATTTACATTATCTTCAATAGCTTGTCCGACTTGTTCGGATAAAACGGTTGCTGTTCCATCCAGTTCATCTTGTAAATTTTGTAAATGTTTTTCAGCTTGTATCAAAACAGCAGGATCAACAATACTACCATCCAATAATGATAATTGAGCAAATTGTTCATTTAGTTTTTGCTGATCAGTTTTTCCTGCATCTGCAAGTTTTACTGCTAAATCTCTTGCGGCAATCTGGTCACCAGTAAGTGCTGTTGTTGTTTTAACCTCTGGGGTTTTTATGCCTTTACCTTGTAAAAGCTGTTTTTGTCTTTCAGCACTAAGACCTGTAACACTTCCACTTGCTAACTCATTTCTAAATGCTTGTTCTCTATTGGCGGCTAATCTGCTTAATTCTGCTGTGGCTTCAAGAAGCCTACGATTAAGCCCTGCCGTTGCTTGACCACTCCCTTTTCTAGCGGCTATCTGATCTTGTAAATCACTTACGACCCTAGACTGTTCCATAAAAGCTACATCAGTAACTCCAAAACTTGCTGTACCTGCTTGAATTTTTTTTGCATTAGAAAGTTGTCTAACCAAAAGAGTTACTTGATCTACAACATCTTTTAAAAATTCTCCAAGACCACTTTGAAAAATTTCATTGGCTACATCTTTGAAAGCAATACCTAAATTTGATAATTTGGTTGATAGATTGTCCATTTTATCAGCCATCGCACCACCGAATTTTCCTTCTAAATCTCTTTGCAGTGCGTTCATAATTACTTTTGCACCTTCCGCACTTTTACCCATCTCGGAAAGTTGATCTCTGCTTAATCCTAATTGTTCGTTTAAACCAGAAAAAATATCAATACCTCTATCACTTATTTGATTTAATTCTTCTAAACCAAGACCACCACCTGCTGACCTTTGTGTGATTCTGATAAGAGTTTCAAAAGTACCTAATTGATCTGTAGATACCGAAGCAGTATCAGCAAATGTTTGAAGCATTTTCATGTTTGGCTCAATACCTGCTGATTTTAAGCCAATAAATGCTTTGGTTACGGTTTCAATATCAAAAGGTGTTGTTTGTGCAAATTGATTGATTTGAGCAAAAGCCTGTTGACCACCTGCCGCCCCACCAAAAACCCTATTAAGTGAATCACCTAAATCTTCAAAAGCCATTCCAGTTCTAACGATACCTTGTGCGGCTGTTACACCACCAATTGCAGCAACTAATGCTGTAACTTTTGCAGTTGTGCCTGTAACCGATTTTGTTAGTGTTTGAAATGAACGTGCCCCAACTGTATTTATTTTTCCAAGAGAACGATTAGCATTATTTACGCTACGTTCTAACTGCGATATATCAGCTTTAATTTTTACAACTAAATCATCTACTGTAGCCATTAGTCTGGGTGTAACTCCATCAAATCTCTAAGTTCATTTTTTGTCATTGGTCGTTCTTCTTCTGATGTATGAAATTCTTTGAAACCCTCAATCGCAATATATATTTCAATAACAGACATTTTCCAAAAATCTATGGGTGATATACCAATCATCCCCAAACAAATTTCCATAAATCTTCTGATTGGCAATTCGTCTGCTACTGCTAATCCTTTTTTACAATTTCACCCTCTTGTTCAGCGGCTAAACTTTTGACTAGCAACTCACTCATAACTTCAGTACATCTTATAATACCTACTGAAGCAACAATTTTTTTCACATCATCTTCTTGTAAATCATTACCTCCACCTCTTAACGCAGGGGTCAGCACTGAAATAATATCTGAAATTGTTATTTCCATTGAAGATAAATTATTCACCAATTTGATTATTCCAATTCCAAGTTTTTGCTCAATGCGTATAATCGCATCAATGGTTAGTCTTGCTGTATATGGTTTATCTAAAGTTATCTCAATTTCCGCTTTCAGTGGATTTGCCATCTGGTTTTTCCTTTGGTTTATCATTTGATAAATCTATTGTTAAGTAAATAATATCATCACGTTCATCAACGTATGATGCTAAAGCTGTATATTTTTTATTGTCGATAGTAATGGTTTTTGGCTTATCACCTAAAACATTTGGGCAGTTAACAATATCTTCTTTTAACCAACCAATTATTTTTTTACCATCGGCATTGATGCTTACCTGTTCCCAAGCCATGAGTTATCCTCCGTTATGCCGCAGAAAATGTAACTGAACCTGCTGATTCAAGGGTAAGTGAATAAGTAACTTCTCCATTATGTTCACCACTATATTCTAATGATGTTAATTGAAAAGTTCCTGCATACGTACCCAAATCTGGAACAATTACATTATAAGTTCCATGACTACTTGTTCCGTACTGTGCCCTTAAATTTTGCTCTGCTGTTGTATCAGTAAAAACACCTGAACCAGATATTGTCATTGATAAAACACCACCTGCCGCTAACAAATTTCGTTGTGAACCTGAATCTTTGTTAGTAATGTCCACCATTTCATCATTTAGTGTCATTGAAGTAGAACGCAAACCACCAATCGTAGTCATAGTTCCACTGATATCCTTTTTAAGCAATAATGCCTTTCCCAATTGTGCCGCCATCTTCTATAACTCCTATGAAGTAGTTCCTAAAATAATTGCACGAAATCGCATGACTCCATGTCTTGTAACTCCATCTGGATCTCGCATCACATCTGAAAATTCAAATTGTAACCGAATTAAATTGAATCCGCTAACAGATACACTACCATTATGCAACAAAGTGTGTATCCTATCCATAATCTGTTTGGTTTCTTTTGCACCTTTGTACTGGCTCCAAACATCAATATTGACAGTGATTGAACCACCATCAAGATCTTTGGTATTGAAATCAACGGCTGTTTCTTCCCCCAGAGATACAAAAGGATAACTGCTTTCTTCTGGAACCTCATCAAAAATAGATGCCCCTAACGTACTTGTAAGCGTATTATCACTATTCAAAACAGTGTAGATTCCACTTTGTAATTCAAATTGTCCGATAGTCACCTTATATTAATTCCCTTTTTTGCAAACATAGTAATTATTTTTCTTCTATTTTCTTCAAGTGCAGGAAACAAAAATGGTCTTGGTCTCATATCAACAGTGCCAAATTCTAAGAATTTTGCATAGTTAGCCCCATTTTCTGATTTTGCATTAGCTTTCACAATACCTTCAATCGTCTTACCTTTCTTTACAATTTCAGTTGAAATACCTTTGATTAGATTCCCTGTATCTGTTGCAGGTGCTTGTCCTTCTGCCGAAGCGGTGTGAGTTCTTCTAGGATTATATTTGACATAGGTACGACCTGATTTTGCACCCCTAGCAATATTTTCGACCGCAGTATTCTTTACTAACTCTGATGCTTCAAAAACAACTCCCATAATTTTTTTATTATCAAGCAATCGTTTTTTTATTCTTTCTTGAACAGCTTTAGTGTTTCCTGCAAAATATCCGTTTCTAAGAGTCAATTTGCTTCCCCTTCAGTACATTTAAGTTTCAAAAAACGATCTCTTTCATCAATATTTTGAATATTTCTAATATTGAAAGTACGGTTTTCAAATTTTAATCGGTATTTTGTAGATATATTTTTTACAAAACGAATAATAATTTCATGAGTTGTTGACTCTTGCACCATACCTTGTCGGTATTTTTCATTACCTGATTTGGGCGTGATAGCACCATAAATAATATTTATTGTATTATATGATTGTGTCATACCCCCACCTGCATCAGTTGTATTAGTTGCTTTTTGCAATTCTAACCGATGACGCATTTTCCCAATACTTTGCATTTTACCCCAAACTCATTAATGAGCTTGACCCCAAACCTTTATGAACTACAAACGGTGCAAAGTTACGAGCTACTTGTCTTGGGAATGCTGTTTCCTCCATCATATCCCCTCGGTTTTCATATAAATGTGCAACGTGTTCTAATATACCTATTTTGATTGGAGCAGGTACGGTAAAGGCATTTGTATATCCTGCCGTATAAACAACTTTTATGGCATTAGCCACCCTTAGAGCCGTTGGAAATGTTTCACCTAATCTTAGGACAATTCTGGCAGGTTCTCGTACATTATCAACGTAGTATTTAGATGCCGCCATAGTTGTTTCTGTATCAGAATCATTAAATGTGCTTACAGAAGTAACTGAAACTACTGGTGGTCTTGGTAAAGTAATATAATTTTTATAATAGTTTAAATAGGGTCCAGTCCTGAAACCTTCAAATAAAGGATCTGCTAGTTCATCATAAGCATCAGTAAAATAAGATAAGGTTTGTGGCATGATTGCCCTTCCCATGTGATCTTCTGCCGCCATTCTTGCTGTTTCAATAAAATTTTGCAGAATACGCTCATCAGTGCTATCACCAAGACGTAAATATTCTTTTGCTTCTTGTAGGGTAACTGGTTCTGTTGTTGGTGCTGTAGTTATTTGTAAACCTGCCATTATAAAACCTTCCCTAAAATTGAAGTTGTGATAATGATTCCATACAAACCCCAAATCATATTTTCAAGACGCACAAACCTTTGTGACCCTGCATCTAACCTTTTTTCAATATTTTCATAGCGAATCAAACATTCCTTTTCATGCGACTCAATTCGTGCCGCCATCGGATTCGCCCTTCTTTCTTTCCTGTTCATCTTTTTCTAAACTCTTTTTTAATTCTGCTGTATAAAAACTTTTAAGAATTTCACATTCCATGACATTCTTTTTTGCTAAATTTAATCTTGCTTCGCTTTCTTGCAAAAGGTTGAAAATATTTTTTTCACCCTCTGACATATCTGCTTCATAATATGTTTTATCTTGTCCATCATATTTTAATACCAGTTTTTTCCCTTCAAGTTCATTGGCTTCTGCCATATTATTACTCCTTATCTAAGTTTTAAACTAATTTATCAATATTTCTCCCTTGTGTCCTGTTTTCATCAGGTTTTTTTTCAGTCTGTTTTGGTTCTTGGTCTGTTCTTGGAACCAAAGGTTGCTGATAGCTTTGATTATTTATTGGTTGTATTTCCATTACCCCTCCAATGATGCCACTCTTGCTTCAAGTGCTTCTATTTTGGCAACTGCCTCTTGAAGTGCCGCCGTTAGTAATGGCACTAACTTTTGATTTTCCATGACCTGATATTCTTCGGTTTCTCCCGTTTTTTCAAAAGTAAAGCCAGTTATATCCAAATCTTTTGGTTTTTCTTCTTCAGTTCCGATAACATTTCCATCTTTGTCTTTAAGTGTTCCAGTATCAATCATGCCATCTTTTGTTCCTTCTACAGCTTCGGGAACTATAGATTGGACTTCATGAGCAATAAAACCATCTTGAGTAATATCAGGTGATATTTTCCAATTGAATCTACGTGGCTGAAGCTGTTTTAATCGTGTAATACCATCAGATAAATCAACAATGTTTTCTTTTAACCTATAATCAGAAGTAGCATTATAAGCGGTGGCACTATTATTGGTGCTGATATATCCAACAGTTGTTCCTGCACTACTTTGAAAAGCCGCAGGAACACCAACATTATTTACTGTTGATCTAAATATAATTCCTGCATAAGTCAAAAAATTATAGCCGTAAGAAGCATTAAAATGTGCGCCACGATGGTTAATAAATGCGCCTGAATTAGTTAAATTTACATCATGATTAAAAGATGCCGAACCTGAAGCTGAACCATCTAATGTTAGTGCAGTAAAACTTGTACCACTTACGTTCATTTTAAATAATATGTCAGTATTAGAACCTTGAGCATCAATTGTAATATTTCCTGCACTGGTAGCCAGTGTACTTGCCGCATCACCTACCCCGATATCATCTAAGGCAACACTACTAGAAACACTTCCAAAAACAAGATCATTTCCATCACTTTGTAAAACTTGACCATTACTGCCAAGCGCAAGAGCAGACGGATCTCCATTTGAATCACCAACTATGATTTTCCCTCGTGCTAATCCTGCCATCTTCGCTAAAGTTATAGCGTTATCTGCAATTTTTGCTGTAGTCACATTCGCATCTGTAATAGAAGCGGTAACTACTGCATCTGAAGCTAACTGGTCAGCACCTATTGCATCGTCAGCGATTTTTGCTTGGCTAACTGCATCATCTTGTATATCGGCTGTTTCTATAGTGTTATTTGGAAATGTTGGGACTTGACTAAAAGCAACGACACCACCTGACGAAATAGACATAGCATCAGTATCAGAAGCAGAACCAATATTTCCTGCATCTGGTATAACAATATTACCTCCAGTAGTCATAAGACCACCGCCAGTATATGTTCCAGATACATCCACGTTGCCATTTATATCAATGGTTGTTGCATTGATTTCAATTTCTGTATCTGCAACTAAATCAAGAACACCATCAGCACTTTGAGATATGTGTGTACCTGAATCTCCAAATTGTAATTGTCTTGAACTATTAAGCAGTAATGCTGTGTCTGCTACGTGCGTTAAAGTCGTATCGTTATCTGCCCCAAATCCAAGAATACTAGCGTCACTAGCAAGTTTTACATCATGATTAAATGTAGCTGTACCTGCATCACTTCCGTTTAAGGTTAGCATTGTGATATCTGAACTATCATCTGTGCCCTTGAATATTATATTAGTATTGTTTGCGGCGGCATCAAGTGTGATATTTCCTGAACTGGTGGTGATGTTTACTGCGTCATCACCTGAGGTTATGTCATCTGCCGCACTTGAAACCCCTGCATTGGTGTATGTTTTGATTCTTGAAGCTGTTACTTTTCTATTA